AACCATCTAGCTTATTTAACTCTGCTGTGCTGACAGTAGCACCATCAAGTATCTGTACTTCAGCTTCAGTTAAATCTGCTAAGGCTGCTGCAGTTGTACTTCCCATAGTTGCAAGCTCTGTTAGTTCAGCATCTAGAGCTTGTTTAGCATCTAGCTGTGTTTGCAAAGCAGATGTAACACCATCAACGTAGCCAAGCTCAGTAGCTGTCAGAGTGCCGGGAATACCATCCAGAACATTCAATTCTGCTGGTGTAGATGTAATGGCAGTGCCACCTACTTGAAGCGTAGTAGCATTAACCTCACCAGAGGAACCGTACACCACACCCTTGCTATTTACAATACTTCCTGCACTAGATCCATCAAGAAGGTTTAACTCTGCTGGTGTAGATGTAATGGCAGCGCCACCAACCTGTAGTGCAGTGCTTGCATTCACTGTTGGTGCAGTTGCTGTACCTGTAAATGTAGGACTAGCTAACGGTGCAGCACCACTAATTTTACTTAATGCTATGGCTGCACTAGCATTAACGTCAGCATTAACTATAGAACCATCTGTTATATTAGAACTACCAACATTAGTTGGTGCAGGTTGATTACCAATGTAGGGCATCTGTGTCTCTCCTTATGTCTGCTGTAGTACGGATACAAGGGCATCTGCACTTGACGAAGCACTACTTGTAACTTTAAGTATGTCTGTTGCTTCTAGCACAACCTTTTGATCACCGCCTATTGGAACAACTGCACCGCCAACAGGCACTGTAGCTCCTTTAACTATATGAACACTTGTGCTTGCACTTGTGTCGGTAACAACAACATCAACTGTTATGTCTGAGGATGTTATATTTGATACAGTCAATCCAATAACTGTAGAAGTAGTAGCAGAAGGTACAGTATAGACACTTGTTTGGCTAGTGCCTATTGCTGAACTAACTGCATTTTTAAATGTATTAGCCATGTTTTTTCCTTATCCTAATGCAATAGCCATAGCGATTGGGTCATCTATTGACGCATAACGTGCATCACTCTGTGTTTGTGTATAATGATTAGCTAGTTCAAAAGCACCATACGCAACAATATCTACAATGTCTCCTGCAGTAGCACCTGACGATAATATTATAGCAGTTCCGTTAGTAGCTGTAAAGTCTGTACCTGCTAAAAGTTTAACGCCATTTAAATATACATCAACAAAACCTACATCGTAAGTAACACTAAATGAAGTTTGATTAGATGTAGCGGTTGCTACAGTACGTGAAGAAGTTCCATTTACTGTAGAACCCGCATTCTTCCAGACACTACCTGTATATACTTTTAGTTGTTCTGCGGTAGTATTATAGTATAAAGCACCTGTTACAAGTGCATCACCATCATTGTCTACTGTAGGGTCACTAGACTTAGAACCTAAATAACGATCATCAAACTGATCATATAAACTAGCAGCAGAAGCAGCAGAGGCAGCAGCAGCCGTAGCACTTGCTGAAGCAGCAGCAGTCGCACTAAAGGTACTATCAATGTAGCCTTTTGTCGCTGCATCTGTAGAGGCAGTAGGTGTAGCAAGACCAGTTATCTTACTATTACCCATAGCTATAGCACCTGTCATAGTGCCACCTGCTAGTGGTAACTTAGTTGCAATACTGTTTGTTATGGTAGTGCTAAAGTTAGCATCATCACCAATGGCTGCGGCTAGTTCATTAAGGGTATCTAGTGCTCCTGGGGCTGAGTCTATAAGACCTGCAACTTCAGAATCTACATAGGCTTTTGTTGCAGCATCTTGTGCAGATGTTGGATCAGTTACAGCCGTAATCTTATTGCTGCCCATATCAATAGTGCCAGACATATCAATGTCAGCAAATGTAGATGTGCCAGAAGAAGTTACGTTACCTGTAAGGTTTCCTACTACACCACCATTAGCAGTGACAGTGCCTGTAAAAACAGATGTACCAGTAACCGCTAAAGTAGAACTAAGAGTAGCTGCACTTGTAACACCTAGTGTACTATTCAGTGTAGTTGCACCTGTTACAGCTAAAGTACCACCTATTGCATTTGTACCTGTAGTGCTCATGTTGCCGCCTACAGATAAGTTACCTGTGACTGCACCATTTTCATCTACTTGTAATGTATCAATGGTAGCTGTACCATCAATATGCAAGTCTTGCCATTCGTGAGTAGCAGAGCCAAGATCATATGTACCATCTGTAGTGGGTATAAAATCAGAAGCTGCTCTAGCTGTATATGTTACAGTATCACTTGTAGCATTACCAAGTACCGTATTACCATTAACCGTAAAGTTTCCTGTGACTGTACCGTTCTCATCAACTTGAAGAGTGTCAACTGTAGCAGTACCATCTAGGTATAAGTCTTTAAACTCTAAGCTAGATGTACCAAGGTCAACGTCATTATCTGTGACAGGAACTATAACACCGTCTTGAAAACGTAACTGCTCTACAGCAGAGCCACCTACCTCAACAAATAAACCAAAAAGATTGTTAGTCTGATCTACTGTAAAGTAATTCTTTTTATCTAAGTCAGCAATAAAAGGAACGTAAGAGCCTTCATCAGAACTACCATCATGTCGGTGTCCTGTTGTACCTGTATTACTTTGAGTGAAAGCATCCCTTAGCTTATCAAACTCTGCATTTATTGGGGCAGCACGTACAACGGCTGTAGGTACAATAGTAGCTACCGACTGTCGTGAGTATCCTGATCCTGCCATATTTTATCTCCTGTCTCCTACACCGTAAGTTATACTATATGCCTGAATAGTATGGCTAGGTTGATCTGTGTTGGTAACATATCTAATTGAAACGGACTTACCTGATCCTGAAACATTTGTTGAACGTATTGGTGATGGATTACCATCATATATTTCTGCTGCATCATACACTGCACGATCATAATAAGCAGCGGCCCCTGCAGTAGTAAAATCAAAGTCTGTAGGATTTAAAACACTTGTATCTCCATAGTCATACTCTAAACCCATAACAACATTTATAACACCTTCTGCCCGCAAATAAGTATTAATACTGTGAATGTTTTTACGTACCTCTGGATCATTCATATATACATATGGAGTTTGGTACAAGCTGAAAATATCACTACCATTAAAGTTATTACCATCTTCTTGACGATAAACAAAACCATTTGAGTCACCGTGAATTACAAACTCTTCATCACCAATGTAACCACTATCACCAGAGTTTACTTCAATACCTACAAGCTGACCAAACTCAAAACCTGCCTGTGTACTAACACCACTACGGCGAATACCACCGATTAAACCAAGAGAGTTTTGATCTGCAAAGAATAACCTAAACTGTGATTTCTTCTTAACGATAATAGTACGAATGGATGCTAGATCTTCTTGGTCAATATAGTCTTCAAAGATAGACTGAATAGGTTTAGATAATGTAGCAAGTTCAATATCACCAATACGATCAGTACCCGATATAGGACGTAAACCATCAGGTGCTAAAAAGATAAGCTCCCCGTTAAACTCTGCAACACTGTCAGGTGCTATGCAACCTAAATTACTAGTAACTGTGCGTACAACCCAATCATCTCTATTAGTACCTTCTAGGCTTTTGATACTATTCTCACCAAAGATATAGAGTACATTACGAAATACTTTAAGTTGCGTTATCTTAAAACCTACGTTTACTACAAATGCACCTAAGTCTACCCCAAAGTTAGTTTCATCCTCAGGTATACTATGGTATAGATTGTAAGGTTCTGCAGGATCACCCGCTAAAAATAAATGGTTTTGATATGCTACTACAAGTGTAGGGTCAGTAGGGGCAAGCGCATGAGTTATTTGTGTGTACGTAGTACCATCATATATAGCAGCAGGATTAACACCATCCACTAAAGCAATCTTTGGCGTACCCCAATTAAAACTTTCAAACCTGACTTGACTTACACCTGTCATAGTAGGAGAACCTGCACTACTTACAGCTTGCCATCCTTTAACTGCAGGAGTAGATTGTACTGTACCTGTGGCAGTTGATGTACCGCCTGTTAGGACATTACCAGTAGCAAATATTTGTTCAGGTAGTTTACCAAAATTAATTACAAGGGCATTTGCAGTTTTAGATATAACAGTGCCTGTAGCAGCTACTCCTGTGTTATCACCCGAACTAACTACACCTGTAACTGTTTCTCCTACACTAAATCCAGCACCTTCTCCTGAAGCTAGTGTGACATCGTAATAATGATTATACCAATGTAAGTAATTATTACCTGATGCAGGTTTACGGCATCCAAAGATACCTTGATTAATATCAGGTGAAACATGTAACCCTAAGACAGGACTATTAGCTAATCCTGTAAGTTCACCATATGCGTTTGAGTATCCTGAGATACGACGATAGCCACCGTTAAGAGATGGCTCATAGTTAATCATACGATATGCAGAACCTGCAAACTGACCACCATGTGTTAAGGGGTCTACATTAGATATAAGCCCGCCGCCGCATGGTACAGGAAATGTAGCTAAATTATCTGCCATCTATGTCAAACCTATTAAAGGCTTTTCTTGCAATGACCTTGGAAGATACATAGCGAGGCTCATCTAGTAAAAGCCTTCTCATTGTATCTATACCATCATCAAACTTTTGCTGGTGTAATGCAGCGCTCTGTTCATTGCTACGAAAGCGCATCATGTACATCATTGCGCCATCTATGAGTATATGTTTAAATCTATCTGGAATAATTGAGGTGCTATCAAATTCTGTTAGATCACTAGGGAAAGACCAATAACGATATTCAATTTCATATGCAGCATCTGGTACGGGCGTTACACCAAACTTACGTTCCTGCGTTTGATAAACAGTAGTAGGTACAGTTCTTCCTGACGCACCTGAATTATCTTCTTGAGGTCTGTAATATTTTAGATAATCTTCATATTTAATTACAGGTAATAGCTTTGGTTCGTTGTCTACAGACGTTAGCTTTTTTAAATAAAACGTATCCCAATCTACTTTAGATGTATCAGACTGCCAAGCATAAGTTCCTGTACCTGCTGAAAGAGTTTGAGTATATGTAGTTAGTGTAAAAGGCCACTCTTGCGAAACTTGAAGAATCTCACGAGTGCTTGAATTAATGGCATCCTTAGCAATAGCCTGTAGGTTACGGGCATCAGCAAAACCATCACCTGCTACATCAAGTGTTGTTTCGTTAATGCGTCTTAATAACTCGTTTACTAGTGCTACATACGTTGCCATTTTAAAAACCTTGTTATTTCAAAAGGGGCCACCCGAAAGCAGCCCCCAATGTTAGTAGTTATACTTGGTCACGAGACACTTCAGTTGGAGCTACACGTCCACGAGGTCCAGTGTCGATGCAACATGCAACAACACGAAGGATACCTGATGTAACATCTGCAGAAGCTGCAATCAACTTAACGTCAATTGTATCTGTAGCTGTTACATGCTGTGTAAACGTAGAAGCTGCACCTGTTCCAACAGTCATAGCCTGACCGTTTGTACCAGAAGCTAGGAAGCCAGCAGCAGAAACGTCACCGCCATCAACAATATCATCACCTGCTGCAAAATCAATATCTACAGTTGGTGAAGAACCATTAAACGCAGTTTCAACCTCAGCACCTGCAAACAATACCATAGTATTGGCAGGAATTTCTAGAAGCTGAAAGATGTCTCCGTTTGCACAAGAGTATCCATCTTCTACCATTTTAGCAATGTCAAGACGTGCTTCACGCATGTACATGCCCATTGCTGCGTGGCGTGATGTAGCTGCTGCAATGCTGTTAGAATCAACACCGACAGTAGCTGATGAGGTCATATCATAAGTAGCCATAATCTATTCCCCCTTACGCTGCGTTATACTTGGCAGATACGATACCTTCTGGACGAAGGATCTTTCTACCGTAAAGATGCATACCACGAACAATGTCAGCAAAGCTGTCAGGGTCACGATACGTTTCTGTTTTGTTGATAGTCTCTGCTGTTGCGACTGCTGAGTCGTGTCCAGCAACAATCACACCGAAGTTGGTGTTCTGGTTTGCCGTACCTGTGGTGCCGGGTCCAGTTCCCAATGACGGAAGATTTGATGATGAATAAACACGGAAACCGTGGAAGTTATTCACCGACAGACCATTACGGATTCCACCTGATTCACCGAAGTCAGCGTTAAAGAAACGGCTGTCTTCATCAGCAAGGAGTTCCATAAATACCGGGTCAACTACGAGCCACCGTCCAGCTTTATCAACTTGCTGTTGATCAAGTAAACGAGCCATACGAGCAACAACCATTGCTGGTGAAGCTGTAGCAGTTGGAAGTGCGGTAGCACCTGGCAGACGTGCTGCAAGAGGAATGGAGTGATCACCAGCAGAACCTGTTGTGATGTTTCCAAAGTCAGACTTTTTTAATTTCATTGAAGAAAGAAGTTCGTCTGAACCTGCAGTTGAAACAGCTTTAGTACCATTAACTTGGTCATTCACTGTGTCTGCTTTTGAGTGCAGAGCAGATTGCTTGTAGCCTGACAAATAGCCAAGAACTTCTTGGTCATACTGATCAGACAAACGATATGCTGCACGGTCTGTTGCAAGACTCATAAAATTGACGTGTGCGTGACTCTCTTCGATATCATCAACTTTGAAAGCATAATAGTTGCTCTTGTCAATAACGAGAGAAAAGTCTTCATCGTCTAAGTCTTGTGGTGAGATCTGCGTACCCCTTGCATAGGCGCTCACTGAAATCTCAGGTTCTTTAATGATTTTAACGGTATCACCCTGTGCAGAGATCTCACCGAAATAATCAGAGTTAGTAATGTCTCCTACTACAGTGCTCTTGCGAAATGCAAGTTGCACCTTTTGGGAGTAGATTACAGGACTGAAGTTGCCATTTGGCAAGTTCCCGTAACCCGCTGCGGTTTGAAAAGCCATGAGTTAATCCTCCTTAGATAGTTAGGCTTGTATATAAAGCAGAACAATCAGGTAAGAGGCTGTTCGTTTTAGGGTGCGACATTAAAAAAGATTGGCCTATCTTTAAGTCAGTCGGGCCTATACTAGAGCAGGTAGGTCTTATCGTATTTGTCTTCTCTTAGTAGAAAGTATAGGTACAGTGGCTGTAACGTTTAACAGGGTATACCTATACTTATTAACATACACAGTTATAGCATAGTGTTAGTGTAATGTCAATACCTTATTTACCTAGCACCGCCAGATATATCATAAATAAATTTACCGCTACGAATAGCTTCCATTATATCATCTGATTTTTTTTCGTACTCTGCACTACTCATACGCTGAACGTCAGATTCACGTATACTTCCTGCAGTGTCAGAGGACTCTGGTTTTGCGGTGCGTCTGGTTTTAATAGCAGATGCTGCATCTTTAGTGTTCTGTCTTTTCCCTTTTGTGTCCATACCTTTGTCTACTTTGAATAGATCAATGACACGAATCACAGACTTAGGGTCATCTTGATTTTCATATAGTGCGTCTTGAACCCACTTAGGTTGCTCACCAGCCCAATCATGGAAGTCATCACTACTACGTAATTCATCAAAGTCCGTATGCATAGCACGAATTTCATTCTCTGCTTTTGTGCGCTGGGCTTCTGAGTTCAGCTTATCAATCTCTCGTAGACGTTCATCTGCAGAATTAAACTTTTCTTGTGCTTTCTTCTCAGCAATAGTTTCTACAATACCAGCAATCTCAGGATACTTTTCAGCCCATGCGTCGATACTCTCATCTGAAGTGGGGGCACGTACCTTACCTGTCTTCTGTACTGTTTCAAGCTGTGACTTGAGTTGTTTTAACTCTTCTGATTGTTTATTAAGGTGACTACGTAGATCACTGTAGCGCTTCTTGTAGGTACGCTCTTCACCTGACAATTCTTCCTGTTCAGGTTCTTTATTGGCTTTACTCTGCTCAGTCTCTACAGCTTCTTCTTTTTCTTCTTGCCCCGCTTCTAGTTCAGCAAGTGCTTTTTCTTGCTCTTCTATACGCTTGCGATTTCGATTAACGTGATTGGGATTTACCAAACCTGCTGTCTTTGGGGTTTCTACTTCTGCTAGTTCAGGCATAATTGTTTCCTTTATGTTGGGGCCAGCCTAAGCTGGGTAGCCTTATTATTATTTTACAAACAAACCTGTCAAGAAAAACTGGGTTGTACGTAGGTAGTAATTTATTGCTGGCTTCACGCCTTTCTTGAGTCCTCTACCGTAAGACACAAAATCTTTAAACTCTTGGTAATGCTTTGCTGCCTTACCTTTTTCTATCGCTTTATTACCTGCATGACGGTAGCCACGTCTGAATGCTTCACCATACCACTTACCGTGATACGTGCGCTCACACCAGAGTTCAGCTTTAGCTTTATCTAGCAGACTAAACCCACCTGTTGAGATACCGTGTGTAGCTATTACACAGCTATCCTCATCTTTATCTCCTGGGTCAGAACCTGCAGGTGAATCATCTGTTACTACTCTAGCAGGAGCACCTAAACCTTGATTAACAGCAGTTCCTGTTGCTATGGCTGTTGCTACACTACCACCATACTTATCTGCTTGATCCATATCTGCATTAGACAAACCAAGAGCAGCGCCTTCCTCACGAGACATATTACCTTGAGCATACCTGTCCTGTTTATTACGAAGCCTATTGATAGCTACGTAATGACTTGCAACCCCATCATTTCCACTGTCCACGGCATTATCAAAAGCAGCCTGTTCTTTTGTAGTTAATGTATTTGTTGTAGCACCTGCTGATGCTGACGCTTTAGTGGGATCATACTTACCTTTGGGAGCCTCAACACCAATCTTACCCGATTCTAAAGTAGGTGGTCTTCCTCTAGGTCTTACCCCACCTGCTGCGTAATAATCTTCTACATCCCCTACAAAAACACCTTTGTCTGTTACTGTACCTTTAATTTTACTCATGTCTAGTATGCTAGTGGCAGACATTTGCTTATTAGGATCGTGCAGTGTATAATTCAGCCCTCTGTCACTAAAAGCTTTTTCTGTTGGCATACCGTATATATCTAATTCATCCCCTGCTTTTAAGGATGTATAATCGCCTTCTTCGTAATCAAACGTTTTATAAGGATTAGCTACTAGAGGATCATAACCTTCTTTACCAAGCATAGATCCTAAAATATAACGTGTATCATTTTTTACAGGATCTGTGTCTTCTAATGTAGATACATGGTTAAATATATCTTCCGCACGTTTTAACTTCTGTTTTTTCATCAGGCTTTCTATAGCGCTATCCGCACCGAAAACTTTGCCTAATAAACCAAACGGCCCACTTAAAAGACTAGTTACAAGTTGTTCGCCTTCATCTAAGTCTAGAGCGCTTTTACCAGATTTTATATTTGAGTTAAGCTGAGCGTAGTAACTAGCATACTCATCATCAGACCAACTCTCTACGTTTTTATTTCTCCAATCAGTCGAAGACTTTTTAATCTCATCTGTTAAGCCCTCATTAGCATCTGTAGAATCTGTTGCTGCTGCAATTGTTTGTTCTTCTACAGGCGTTTCACCCTTCTCACGAAAGCCTTCAGGTATCCTACTTAAAGGTCTACCATTAAAGTGAAAGATAGTTATCTGCTGATTTGTAGCATCGTTTACAAATACTTTACTTTGATATCCTGTGAAAGCAGATCCAGTTCCACCGTACTGACCATAACCGCCACCTACAGGTTCAGGAACTACTGAGCCGCCTTCATCATAACCTTTGACAACACCACCATAAGCAAAGCCTTCTGGTGCTACTTCTTCCGTTTGATCATCTTCAATATCAAGTTCATCATCTCTGAAAGGTAACTCTTCACCTTCCTTAATACGTTTAAAACCTTCTGATGCAGCTTCTTGTAACTCATTAAAAAAATCCTCTCCAAAGTATCTCACTGTCTGTGCATTGATTACGTACTCTCCTGCACTCACTCTTATATCTATATCATCACGAACTTCTTCAGGTTTAGATCCTATAGGAGCAGTGTTTCCACTTACAGGATCTTTCTGCTCATTCATAATGAGGTCCATCTCTAATTGGTTTTGATCAAGCATTTACTTCTTCCCGTAAATAAGTTAGCCTTCGTAGTGCAGCAATTTCACCTTGAGCACGGTAGACACCTTCTATAGCTGTTTCTTGCTCTAGCTTACGTTGTGCTACATCAATCTTTGTATTAAGTACCTCTAAGAAACTATCCCACAGAGGCTTATCGTTTACTAGTTTCTTTATTGTCATGTACCAGTAAATCCTTGCTCACCCGGTGTAGGCGCAGTACCTGTACCAATATTACCACCCCCAGCGCCTGTGGTGTCAGCTACGCCAACCCCTGCTTGTTCTGGTGCTGCTCCGGGTGTAGGTGGTACGGGTGGACCTTGCTCTGCACCTGCAGGGGGTTCAGGAGGTGTAGTAAACTTTTTAAGTATCTCTGCCTGTATAGCAGCGTCACCTAAGGAGTTTGTCACCTTATCAGGATCTAGGTCCATGCTCTTAGCTATCTCACGAATAATGTAGTCAGACTTTACAAACGGCATAAGCGCTGGGTTTGAAGCTACACCCATGAACTGCATCAAGCGCTGACTGCGTACTTCGTTAGCCATCAAGCTCTCTGTACCTGAAGCCTTAACTTCTAGATCACCTTTTATTTCCTTATCAAAGTCAAACTGCATATTAAACGCAAAGAACGCCTTACCAATAGGACCAATAAGATAGTCATCTACGTTCTTGACAACATTTCGTATAGAGCCGTTAGCTGCAGACATAAGCATACTAAACCCAGAAGCAGTCCTTCCCACTCCTGAAACACCTGTCTGCCCGTGTGCAAACGATGGGAAACCTGTACTCTCATCAGCCAATACTCTCGCTTTATCAAACAGTTGCATGTTCTCGTTAGCTACGTTAGGAAACTTAGTTCCAAAAATGCCTTGTCCTGGTGCACCCCCCTGACGCCTAAATATTTTTCCAGGGTACACAGATAAGTCCTGCCCAGGCACCAAATTAGTTTCGTCTACTTCGATTATAAGATTACCAGAAAGTGCAGCATTATCTATCGCCATACGCATGAACCCATTCATAAGGGTTTGTGTGTCATCCATATTCTCCGCAATACCTACCCCAAAGAATGAGTAGGGGTTTAATTCGTATGGTACAGCGTAGTAAGGAATACGTGTAGGCTTGAACGGATTGAGTACAAGACGCAGTACCTGACCATTACAGATCCATACATTTACGTTTACTTGCTCTGCATTTTTAAGTTCACGAGGAATGCGTACACCGTTCTGTTCAAGAATGTCTGTGTCTACATAACCCCAAAATTCTAGGACTTCGTAACGTTCAGGATAGCCACCTTCTTGTGCGCCATCCTCCATGTCGTGTTCCCAATACTTTTTGTCATACGACTCGCCCATGCTTATTGCTTCATCAATAGATTCTTTTCTAAAGAAAGGACGTGACTTTAAACCACGCATTTGAGAACGTGTCATACGGTGACGTTCTACTACATACTCTGCCTCATCCATGTTGTAAGCATCTGGGTCTGGATAAAAATTCCACACTGATACATGGCTAGTAGAGGGTACTGTCTTAACCGTAGGATCGTAATTACCTTCTTCATTCCAGTTAGGATACTCCTTGTCAATAGCAAACGGGCCTTTCATTATACCCGTTCCAAAGAGAGCCATCTCAAAAGAAGTATGGCGAAGCTGTTTATTAGCTCCGCTTTCTTCTAACTGGTCATGTATTTTCTTTTCCATCTTCTTAGCTGCAACCATAGCAGGATGGAAAGTAACAGTATCTTGAGTGGTACCTGGACCTTCTATGACCTTATCACCTACAGCCTCAAGCTTCTTCTGCAGCGATCCCATACGTTTCATACGGTCATACATTGTTTCGCCTGGCTTCAGTTTTTCATCAGGATCAAACAGAAACTTTACTTTAGGCTCTTCTTCAAATGCACCACGTAAAGGGTCCATAGCTTGTTCAGCTTGTGGGTTTACATTAATGTGCATAGACTCAGCTACACCCTCAGGTAATGTTGTAGGGTTTACTGTTAGAGGAAAACGTGAACTACCAAAGAGTACATCTACTATTTGACCGTAAGCTGCCAACGTTTTAGTCTTAGTAACTTTAACAAAAATACGAGACTTTTCAGTTTCTGTAAATTGTACATCACTTCCATACAAACCTCTGTAGTTTCTATAAGAGCGCAGCCATCTATTCTCATCTGAATATCGTGCGTCCTCTGCACGTTTAAATCTAGACTGTACGTAAGACACTACACTAGATGCATCTAAGTCATCACCGTCTTGAATAACAGACACTTCATCTGTCTCAAACAGTTCGCCTTGTTCGTTTACATTATCTTCTTCTGCCATTTAACTAGTATCCAAATGTTGAATCTGCAGCTTGAAAACCTGCATTGTGTGATACAGGATTATAATCCCATAGAGAACTTCTAGGTCTTGTCATTATACCGTATCTGATAGCATCGTATAAGTGATCTTCAGCATTAGTATCTACATCTTCTGGGTTTCTTTTGTCTAAAGGTATGCTTGGTAGTTGAGCTATAGAATGAGTGCAAGTCGAAAAGAACACCAACCTTGGCTCATCAGTGTACTCATCCACTTGCAAGCGGCGGTGAAGCTCGTTCTTACCTGCAACCCTTGAGCCTCGTGAACGGTCTGAAGGCCTCCACCTACATCCCTTTTGATTCATCTGCTCAGCCAAGGAAGGGCCAGTGTCACCTCTTTTGTGCCACAGGGAGCTATCCAACACGCCGTACCTTATACTACCATCTTCAGCTTCCGCTTCAAGAATCATGTCAGCTAGATCAGTAGCTGTAACTTTAGAACAATATAACTCTCTGTAGACAACAAGCTGCTCAGAGGGTGATACAGCAAACCAGACAACGCCTGTGAAACTTCCGTAGCCGTAGTCGCAAGCTCTAAACTTAGTCCACCCTGAGGGAATTTTAAAAGGGTCCACGACATGTATGGCTCTGTTCCATTCAGGAAATGCTGCACCTTCGTTGACATCCCAATTACCTTCTAGTAGTTGCTTTCTTTGATGCTCTGGTAGTGACAGAAGCATAGCTTCATAGTCACCACTATCAGCTAGGTACGGATTATCAAAGAGGCTGGCAGGTATAAACCTTCTTTTGAACAGGGGTTGTCCAGCTTTACTATGTCCTGCAGGGAAGCGTAATACCTCACCAGTCTCTATGTTCGTTGCCCAAAAAGATGTATTAACAGGTGATGGGTCAATGAACATTTTTTTAACCCAAGCATGTCCTACTCCACCTGGGTTAGTTGTAGCTCGCATATACAAACCTAAGTCTTTGTTTGCACTACGTAATCGGGATCTCATGTAATCCCACGCAAAGGGTGACTGCCACTGCGTCAACTCGTCAAACGCTACATAGTTAAACGCCTGTCCTTGATAGCGCATAACGTCTGTGTCTCTGTCCAAGTACGACATCCAAAGTGTGCCGCCTCTTGGTGTAGTCCACTGGCTTTTACGCTCAGACCACTTTATTCCCGGTATAGCCTTAGGGTACAACTCTTGGCTTTTCTGTATAAGCTCTCTGAGTTCCTCTGTCGTGTGACGTACAAGAAGCCCACTAAAGTCAGGACTGTTCATATTACGTAAAGGGTCAGCTAGTGTAGCGTAACTCTTACCCCCACCCGCTGCTCCACCATATAGTACCTCACGTTCACCTGAAGCTAAGTACTCTGTCTGTGGCCCAGCGTTAGGCTTAAAGACAATGTTCTGCGATTCCTCTACATCATACTCAGGTGGTTTGACCTGCGCTGGACTGGGTGTCGCTACTATCGGTTCCGTCTTCTTCGTAGACGAAGTAGCCTGTGTAGTTTTTTTCGAGCGCTTCGATTTGTTGTAACGCTTTTTCGAGCCGCTTGGTGTAGTAGCGCTTAATTGCAGCAAGACGCTTTCTTTTTCTTTCGACATCTACTCTCTTCTTCAGACCATCGTGAGTTATACTTTTACCTGATTGAGTAGTCAACCATGCTGATACCTGCCTGAAAGAGTACTGCTTTAAGTGCTTCTTAGCTAACTCTAACAGTTCTAACTCTTTAGGTATAGGGTTCAGCCATTCCTCATCTTCAGGATCAACCTCATAGCCGAAAGGTATATAGTTGCTAGTACGTGGTATGCGTTGCCAAAGCTTTACCTTAAAAGGTACTTTGGGTAACATCCAGTACTCACTCTGTAGTGGGCGCTCTTTACGTAGCCTCAGAAGCATCTGTGTTCTTAGGGGGAAGTATAAACAAACCACCGCTTGACTCTACTGTCACCCTCTCCGTTTTTACAATACCTGCACGGTCTAGGATCTGTCCTGCAGCTACCATACGCTCCTTAACACCTAACTGGGTAGGATCGTCCAAAGCACTCGCATATGCCACTGCAGCCTTAGGCCCAACCCGTGACATGTATGTTTTAGTTGCATCAAAGATTTCATCTTTCAAAGCCTCTACAATAGATGCGGTAGATGATTCAGGGTTATACCCTGCAAGTTTCTTAGCTAGTACAACGTCACCACCAGCCTCTTCAAAGAGAACTTCTAAGAACTTACTTTGTTTTTCTGTAAGGTTTCGTTTCATTTTACTTTCCTATAGGCTTTGGTTTTAGCTGCAATCTTCTTAGGCTGAGCCACATGCTGCTTACCTGCCTTAGTGCCTTTTCGTTTAGCTCTGGTTGTAGCGGCGTACTCAGAATCGCTAAGAGACTTAATAGCCTTAGCAGGTAGATAACGCTCACCAGTTTTAGCACTAGGCTTACCACTCTTAGTACGCCACTTCTGTTTAGTCCAAGACTTTAAACTCTTTTGAGATTTAGCAAGGGCCATTACTTATAGCCCCCGCCTTTTGCTTTATACTGCTTTGCAACCATCTGTGCTTTCCTGGCGCTCCATTGTCCGGGCTTTCCACCTTTCCCACCAGCTTTAACGGAAGCAACGAGGCGCTTCCGCATACTAGGCTTAGTATAATTACCCGCTGCATTAACCGTAGACTTTTTGCCTGACTTCGCCACGACTGATCCCCATATCATGCAGCTCTCTGTCACTCAAATTCATGAGTATCCAGTAGTCTGCTCTTCGTTGTTGATTCTCTTGGAACCGCTTTAATAGTTTAGTAAACATTGCACTATCTCCTTTTATTAGGTGCGGAGATAGTTATACCACAAATGTTAGCGCTATACTACATACAATATTGCATACCCGTTATCTACCAGGGTTATAGTATTCTTTTCCTGACATAGTAATACTTAAAGTACCACCCCCGTTAAACGCTACTATTTTGTCACCTCCATGCATATAAAAAACGTTACCCCCTTGAATAACATCATATACATCATTTCCTGCAACTTGTTTAGCGTTTATGATAGTATGGTACGTAGTATCTTCTGCGTGATACCACTGTACAGAAACATTGTCATTTGAAGAAGCACCATTAGTTATATGCAGAAAGTCTACTTCTGCGTCAAAGTTACTAGGGCACGTATAAAGAACGTTACCGTTAGAACCCCCAGAAGTAGCAGTGATGCTTAGAGATTTAGTTACTGTACCATATGAACGGGTAACTACCATTTACTTTTTATTCTTTAAGTTGTCACGCTGCTCTTTTACCATACCACCTAAGTTGTACGTCATTACTTTACCGCCTTTAGCGTATGCTTTCTTCTTCATCATACCACCCATAGCGTAACCTTTTTTCTTAACCTTACCGCCATCTTTCATGTAACCCATTTTATTACGTACATTAGTTGGTAACTTTTTAAGTCCTGTTTCGTTAGCAGTAGGTTCCTTTAACTTACCGCCCATAGCGTAACCTTTTTTCTTCATCATAGTCTAGCCCTCGTTATATAAATTGTTGAACACTCGTTGCGTATCCCATACATAACCTACGTCTTCCTTTGAGTTGTACGTATGCTGGTTAGGCTTAAAGTCAGGAGCACCTTCGCCTGTCTCAAACCACGCAGGGTGAGTTACTCTCACTCTATTATTGGGTAATGCAACCATGTTACCTGTATAAGGTCCAGCGTCTAGCAGTTCTAAAACGTGTGACTGCTTATGCTGCGCTGGGTCATCTGCTACTTCACTGTCTGTGTAGTCAACTGTAAAGTAATACTTCGCAGGGTAAAACTCCCCGTCAACCTTAGCTATCCACGGTGCAGGACTTGCACGTTCTAGCTTATATACGGAATGCCAGTGAGACATACAATCCCACGGCTGGGCCAGATAGGGTGGTAGCTCATCAGGCCATTCTTCTAAAGGTGTATCAGCTACTAAAGCTGTAAGGGGCAACCTAGCCCACATAGCACCACCATGAACGTTGTGGTCTTCTTCCGAAAGATCTGACTCACAACCCGTAAAGATAACCTGAAAGCTCAACGTCCTGTTGGGCAGAGTCGTTACTCCTACAACCATACAGTGTAGGAAATGACCTTGGTAGTCTTCTAAGTTCTTCGTGTATTCACGGCGTACCCACGCTTTGAAGTACGGTATGCTACTCGTTAAGTAAGGCATATAAGTTAAGCTATAATAAAATTAACTATCTGACCGTCAGGCTTACGTAGCTTATTAGGGTCAGGGTTATAGGCGTACATCTGGTTGACTAACTTCAAGTCCTCTACAGGTGTGTCAGGTGTGACTAGGTTAGGCTCTGGCTTCTCTTCTACGTTATTCCTGTGTGACCTATCTTTATCAGCTTTCTCAAACACTATGTTCTCGTGTGTCTGGAAAGGCATATTAGGTAACGGGAAGTGAGATATTAAAGTCAATGCTTGTTCTTCTCTGCTGTTTTCTTCTGAAGGTATCGCTGCTTCTTCAGCTTCTGTATTGGACGTTTGCGTTTAGGTAGCTTCTTGCTAGTCTTCAATCACAGGTTCCTTAGTGCCAAACACTCTCTCGTATGTCATATCGTTGCTGTACTCTTCAGCCCATCTATTCTCAGTAAACGTAGCAAACTGTATCAGAGCCTCTAGATCAATATCCATAGAGTTCATGTAAGTCTTCATATCTACAACATCTTGCTGTAATATCTCAATAGTGTGAGCCTGTTTTGATACCCACCACACAGCAGCTACAAGCTGTATAGCCATCGCTGCTACAAGTGCTACAGGAAGTTTTAAATCACTCATACTACCACTTTACTTTATCAGCCCAGTATGCTGCGCTAGTCTTTCCTTTAGAAATGTTCTTAGCATGGCGAGCCTTAAAAGACTTCTTACGTGCTTTCTCTCCTGCTGACTTAGGGTTTTTACCTGCACCACTAACTCCTTGCTGACCGAAGCGAATAGTCTTAATAGTGTTGCCTTCTTTAGCTACAACTACGTGTGACTTCTTAGGATGGCTAGGTGTACGCTTTGGTTTGTTGAAACCACTAACACCTGCACGTTTTAGTCTAGGATCTTTAGCCATACTCTCGTTTTCTCTTAGGGTCTAGTACTTCATAAGCCTGTAAGTGACCCTCTAAGTACATAGCACGTTCAACGTGGTCCAACGTGTACCACTCACCTGTACGTTGATATATAGCTTCACGTACATAGAACACATCCGACTTAGGTATATGTACTTTATGTAAAGCACGAGGGTTGTTATCTGCTATAGCTTCATAAAAGTCTTCTATAACAGTTTCACTTGCATATAGTTGTACTGGTTTCTTAGTCATTGTCAAGAGTTATTTCATGTAAAAAACGTATTACAGAGATAAATGTATAAATGTAGGTAGTGTAGGAGAGGAGATACAGGATGGGAGAGACAACACTAACTGTATATATACAAATATTCTCTGTAATACGCTATAGTAGTAACTTTATAGTTATACGTTATGTAGTTACTTAGAGGATAGTAACATATTTGTAGTTACGTGTCAAGGATTAAATACATAATGTCTATTATTTGTTAGTTTAACTCTATGTTTAACTATCTTAGGTTCATATTTTATTTGTTTTAACTTTAATGTTTAACTTAGGGCTGCTACTGCTACGCAGTTTTACACATTTTACCCCCTGTGTCAATCCCTATTCGTACAAACTGCAGTAAAAAGTGATTATATTGTAACAATTGTAACAAAACGTGATTAAGATTAACGTGTGTGTACGTCTTTGT